ATGCTATGAATGTCGGATCAATTTTTTGTTCCTGTTTATAGCCAGGTATTTCAACGTAGTTCAAAGTTAAAATCGCCCCCGCCCATATCATCACGCCAAGTCGAACAAATGTACTAAGTATTGCTAACTGCTCTTCTTTATCTTCTAATCCTTCCTTAAGTTTACCAAGAGGCCCCTTCTTTTTAGGCTCTTCTTTTTTAACTGTTTCAGCCATAATAATGTTACGATCTCAACTTATTTAGTCAACCGACATCTTGTAACTTTTGTGCGACTGTTTGTTTTGATATTGGTGCTACGTCATTCAATCCATTTGCATCGAACCAAGGTGCTGTCTCCCAGTCAAAACCTTCTCCAAATGTATTGTCTGCATTTGCAACATACCAATGGCAAGCTGCATCAGGAATGTCAACTGCACATACAGCCCAATCGTCAGTCCATTGTGGAACTTGAACCCATATAACTGGTTCTTTCTCAAATGCGTATGCTGTTGTACTTACACCAAATAATAATACAAACACTAACAACCAAGAGAATATTCGAGGAATATACTTAACTGATGGTGGATGTTTGTATGTTTCCATAACGTCGTGGTAAGTCATTAGATTAAACCTGAGTAACCAGCTACTGTACCTATAATTATAAAGAATCCAAACTCTATGAGTGCATAGTATGGATTATAGAATATTTTTTTCATGCGAATGCTACTGATCCTACACCTGTTACGAGGTATAGAGTAACGAATGTTGTGAATAATAAGTGTTGCATTATGCTCCTTGATATACTGGGGTCATTACACCACCACCTTCATCATCGTCATCATCATCTTGAGAACCAAATAATAGTTCAACAAAGACTAGAATTCCTATGGGATAAAAACACCATAGGACTGCTAGAAAGGGTGATATGTCATTTGTTGGGGACAGTTCTGACATTTATACAAAGCCAGGAATGATCTGTCCTGTTGTTAGGTAAGCACCTAACCCTGCGATGATGCCAAGCATGGCAAGTCTGCCATTAAGTTTCTCAGCAACTTTTTTTGATTCTTTATCAGTCATTATACAAAGCCTGGAATGAGTTGTCCTGTGAATGCATAAGTTAAGCAAATCGCTACGAATCCCATCATAGCTGCTCTTCCTTGTGCTTTAACGAAAATATCTTTGTTAGACATTAGAAGATGCCTGGGATGATTTGTCCTGTTGTTGCATATGCACCGACTGCTGCAACGAAACCAAGCATTGCTGCCCAACCATTAAATCTTTCTGCTTCTGGAGTCATGAGTTTGTACCTTTGAGTAATTGTAAATTGTGAATTGAATTTCATTTGTCAAAATAGACCTGGCGCTATCCATCCGAATAGACCGTAGTTGACTGTGCCGATTACTAGACCAAGCATCGCTAGGCGACCATTGACCTTCTCAGCATATTTCCAATAGGA